TGCCATTTTGTTTTCCTATATCTATATTTAGTGTAGATCTGCCCAGCCAGCAACACTGTCGTTATTTGCGTCTGCAGCATATCCTTGAAACTTTCCTGTTGTTGTGTTGTACACCATTAATCCTTCTACAGGTGTAAGCGTATCTATTTGTGCTTGTGTAAGCATAGGTGGTTTAAATTCAGAAGGTGTTACAGCTCCTGAAACACCATCAACAATAATAGTTGAATCATCTGCAAATACACTACCAGTTACATCGCCTGTATGGTATCCGGTTGTGTTCCCCACTATATTTCCTGTTACATTTCCTGTTACATTGCCCGTCAAATTACCAGTTACATTTCCTGTTAAATTACCAGTGACGTTGGCTTCGACCGGACCTACAATTTTACCATTTATTGCATCTACAAGTAAAGTGCTATCATCTGCAAAAATACTACCACTAACGTCACCGTCTACTTTGATACTAGCACCATTCACAACTAGATTACCTTGTGCATCTGCTTGTAGCCTTGCATTACCTATGTAAACAAAATCTTTTACATATAGGTCACTCCATTGATTACTAGCACTACCTAGTGCATACGCACCATCTGTGTCAGGAATCATATTAGATCCAATATTATCTAAATCAAGTGTGGTTGCTGAATATAGTTCATCAAAGTTATCATTGATCTTATCAAACGCAGTTCTTAAAGGATCTCCATCACCTGCATTTATACTTGATCCAATGTTGATAGTTTTCTTAGCCATTATACTCTCCCTACCACAACTTCAACTGTGCCTTTGCCGTCATCATCTTTATCACCTACTGCTTTACCTATGACTTGTCCAACACCTGGTGAATTATTAACTATCGCATATCCCGGTATAGCACTTGTAACCAACATATCTCCTTTAGCTACCCGTCCAAGTACCTTACATGGTACACGACCTTGCAATGCTATTGCTGTGACATATTCGCCTTCTAGATTTGAATTCATCAAGTGTGCTGGATTAGTCGAAACTACACCTGCTACTCTAGCATTACCTTTTGTGTTTGTGGTTGTAATTTCATTGTCGCCACCAAATATCAATACAGTGCCTGCTTCATACTCAGCATCTGCTAGATAATTCTCAGCCAAGTCAGCATATTGTGCTGATGTTGCTGTTCCATCAAATACACTTGCATAAACAGTGTTCCATTTCCTTGCACTATTTCCCAAGTTCCTATTATTTGCAGTAGCGTCAGGTTCTATGTTTGAATCAACTCTTGCTGTGAAGGTAACAGTTTCTGTAGTTGCATCACCTATGTTTACATCACCGTTGAACGATGCTGATCCGCTTACTGAGAATGTATCGTTTACATTTACGACACCTGTACCGTTTGCTGTAAGTGTTAGATTGGTATTTGCAGTGCTAGATTCGATACTGTTTACATCTAAACTATCACTTATTCTAACAATTCCAGTACCATTACCACTAAGTGTAAGATCGGTGTTTGAATTTAAACTTGATATTGCATCAACATGTAAATCTGTACTATCAATAGTTGCTCGAACAGAACCATTACTTACAAATACAATAGTGTTTGCAGCACTTTCTGTAAAGCCGCCGCCTGCTCCTAAGCCAATTCCAGTGCTGTTTACATCTCTTTCCGTTAATGCTTCAATAAAGTTAGAGTAAACCCAGTCTGTGCTTACAAAGCCTTCAGTGGCATACGAACTTGCAGTTTGGAAATTACTTTCTGTTTCAAGTCCTGTATCACCTATATCTATAATACCAGGAAACTTTGTAACCAAACTAGCACTAGTAGTACCAGTTGCATTGAATATAACAGCCTGTCCAGGTGTTTTGACTGTAAGAGTAGTACCTGTTCCTGTTGTTGTAGCAACTTCATAGCTGTCAGCTCCACCAAGTACAAGACCTTGTACACGGATTTTTCCGTTACTTAGAGTTTTTACAATACGACTGTTTTCACCTGATGTTGTAACCTCTGTAACACCATAAGTGTTTGCTGCTGTTCTAATTAGAACTTCGTCACCGCTTCCACCAAATGCACCAAATTCACTATCTCTAAGAGCACCACCTTCATCAAGTACAGTATCAAAACTAATAGCACTTACCGCGCCATTGCCTGCTGCACTTCTACCAAGCACAGTATCTGTTGCCACCCATTGTAGTTTGCCAGGAGCAATACCTGTCGCTGTACTCGAACTTGTTTGTAGTTCTACAAAGCCACTAGTTTCTGTAAATTCTGTGTTCTTAAATGTTGCAACACCTAGGTCACTTTGACTAATACCAGTAGCGTTTGCTCTTGTGCCTGCTGTATTCATTGCTAGTTTACTTTGTGCAATAGCCGCTGCACTGTTTACATCAGCATTAACTAAACTATCTGCTTCATATTGGAAATCAAATTCTGCACCTGCAGCAGTTCTAGTAATTGTAAGGTTTATATCACTTGAAGTTGCTTCTGAAGCATGTGTAATTTCTGGGAAAGGCCCGCCAACATCTGCCTGTAATGGTGTAGATAATCCTATAGCTTGGGCACTGCCTCCATTTTCGAAAATAGTATCATTGTCTGGATCAAATGTTCCGGTACCTACGGTGTAAACAATTTTTCTTATGCTTCCGAATTGTTCATCAGTAATCGTTTCAATATCTACAACAACACCAGTTGCTGTTGGAGATACAGCCGCATTTTGGATTGTGTCACCAATTGTAAATGTTCCACCAGTTTCTGGTTCAGTGTAAATTATAGATTTACCACTAAACACTGCAAGTTCATTACTTCCAACAGTGTCTACACTGGTATCTCTAAGTTGTTTTACTGTAGCAAATGCGTTTGCGTTATCATCAACATAGTTTTTATTTGTTGCATCAGTTCCACTCGATGGAAGTGAAAGGTTTACTATTTTGTTAGATCCAAGATTTAAATTTCCCTCCATAGAACTTAATCCATTTAGTGGAAGGAAGCCTGGGCCTATTCTATTTGCACTGCCAGGAATCTGCGTACCTGATTTAACATTGAATCCAAGCACTCGGTTTATATAGCCGCCAACTGCTTTTTCTGTAGGTACTGCCTGTCCTGAATCATCTGCAAAACTGTCATCTGCTGAGAATTCATTTATTGTAACACCCTTCTTAAAGCCAAGTGCGTTTGCATTTGAAAGACCAATTTCACCAGCAAATGTAATATCACCTGTTGCTTGGTCTACACTAAAGAATTTACCAACTCTAAAGAAACCATCTTGGTCTGTGCTTACGAAGAATACTCTACCTTTTCTACGTTCCCATACCTGAGAACTTGTTGCAGTTTCTGAGTCTGTGTAAAAATCAGCAAGGGCATTGACAGGTTCACCTAAAATAACATTTGGATAGTTACTGTCGTTGAACGAACCTGTACCTATTTGTGTAAAGTCATGACCGGTAGCTCTAAGCAACGAAATAGCAATAGTTATTTCACCTGTAGATCCTGCTGGTAATCCTGCACTCAACACTCGTTCTGCAGCAGGTATTGCACTATTAATACCACTACCACCATAACCTGTATTAATATTTGTACTTGCTATATCAACAATTTCAATATAAGCCCAACTGTCTGCTGTAACACTTGTTGGTACGCTGTTAGCACCTAGAGCACCACTTGTGCTTCCTGTTAATTGATCAGTTGTATTAAATGTACCAGTTATGTCGTAAAGTTGAATAGTTGATCCTGTCGTGCCAGCTACTACTTTACCTGTAGCCCCTGTATTTGCTTGTGTAATAGTTTCATCTGTAACTACAGTAATTGATCCAGTGGTGATAAAATCGTATACTACATGATATCCTGTGATACCGTGTGTTTTACCATCCCATATAAATTGCATTCCACCGTTTGCACTATAACCAGGATCGCCTGGATATAAACCTTCTTGTGTTCTACTATCTCTTGTTACTCTTTCTCCGTCATCAAAAAGGTTTGCTTCACTTACAGTCAAAGGCTGTACAGCAATTTTTGTATCACCTTGAGCACTACCAAATCCTCCAGTAAGGTTGGTTGTAGAAATTGCTAAGTCTACAAAGTCAAATCCTAATTCAAAAGTGGTTAGCACTTCATCTACAGCAAGATCCTGACTGAATGAATCTTTGTTACTAAATGCAATACTTCTATAAGTTGTATTATCGCTTTCATCAAAGTTAATCGCTGTTGAAGGTCTAGTTACTAGATCATCCGGAGTTGCAACATTGGAAAATATATGATTAAAGTTATCTCTGTATTCTATGATAGTTCCATCAGCAACAGTTGCTTGTAGTGTACCAAAGAAATCATCAGCTGCAACATCATCTGCTTTGAGATCTAGTTTATAAACTAAATTGTTGTGTGTTCCTTGTGTAGTTCCAAAGATTGTATCTACGTCTATTGTTAGATCATTTGTAGGAGAACTTCCTCCAAGATTACTACCACTAATTGTAATAGTATCACCAACAGCATGTCCTACACCTGGTTGATCAACTGCTACAACAGCAGCACCTGAACCTCCTATTGCACCAACACCTGTAACAGTTACATTAACAGTTAGCCCTGAACCCGAACCTGATGTATTTGTTGCCACACTCTGATATGTGCCTGTGGCTGCTGTAGTTCCTGCAAGAGTTGTAACATCTAGTGCTGATACACCTGTAATTACAACATCACCTGCTTCGCCAATTACACCATCTCCGTCAGTGTCACTTAAATTAGTAACAGTACTAATTGCATAATTTAGTGTTCCTGTTGCACCTCCGTGATCAATAGTAATAATACTATTTGCAGTTGGCGGTCTTTTTAAGTCTGTGACTGTAATGCTTGGTTCGTCAAATGCGTTTGTATAAGTTGTATCAGTAAATACCTTAGCAGGTTGAACCATACTGTTTTTCATTGTAATCTGATCAGGAATTTCGTTTGGATCGGCACCTTCAGCAATTAGACCAAAGTTACCATAACCATTAGAACAGTTTAATCCTCTAATTTCTGAACCATTATTAGCATACATTGCTGTTTGACAATAATATGTAAATGTACTTACTTGCTCTGAGAATGCAGCGTTGTTTGCAATTAATCCATAACCTAAGTCGTTAATCTGTGTAAAGTCGTTTGCTAACATACTTCTGTTACCAGCAGTTTGGAAAAAGATATCTCTTTCTACACTTGAATCATCAAACTGCTCAACATCATAACCAACACCATCATTTGAATTTGCATCCAGATAAATTCTAGCTGTTCCTTGACCTTGGTCAAAATCTGAAATTGCGTTAACCTGATAACGTCTACCTTCTACATAAAATGGACAAGGTAATTGTGGTGGACGTAATCTTAGTCCTTCACCTAAGTTACTTTTCACATCAAGTATAAATTTGTTTGCTGTAAAAGGTTGTCCTATAATACGTGTAGGCAAGTTTCCAACATACGCATCAACGTACATGCCGCCAGCAAAAATCTTTTTATTAATACTCTTAGAGAAACTTGATGCCGTTTGGATATAAGGAGATTTAGTTAAAACTTGTCCTACTGGATCAAGCACACACATAAATCCGCCATGTCCCTGAACTGTTACGTTTCTTATGATAGTAGCATCACTCATTAAGAAAACGTCCATTTGATCATTACGTTTTGGAGGATTATATTCAGGATCAAATACAAATGTAATTTTATCAATTAAATTACCAACAATAGAACCTGTGCCTGCTTCACCTGCACCAAGTGTGGTGTCTGGTGTTTCGATTGCTAATACAGCCGCACTACCTGCTGTATATTCACCATAGGTTACTGAATTAGCATCTGCGCTTACAAAAGTATGTGCTGAAGTTTCGCTTGATGTTCCTACATTCACTGTAATAGTTGTGGCTGCTTTTGCAGTAATTTCTAATTTAGTTTGATATGCTGGATCTGTAGTTCTTGGATAAGCTACAGGTGTTACATTGCCGTCAGATGCACAAGTAAATCTTATACTTTGAGGTTCTATTTCTATGTACTGACCAACTTCTAAACTGTGACTTCCGATAGTTAATACCAGGACACCAGTCAAAGGATTATATGTTGCATTTGTTGGAGTAAATGTTGCATCTACAACAGTAAAGTTAGGAGCATTACCTGCTAAAAGAGCATTGGCTAGTTGACTAATATTTTGTATAGCAGCTTCTGTTGCTACTTCTTGTGTGCTATCGCCTAATTGTGTAAGGTAATCGCCAGTACCATCTGTTATTAAGGAATGATAAGATCCTTGGACTTCAAGTGTTTTTTCTTCACCGCCGAACCTTAGGTCATTTATTAATGCTTCAACTATTAATCTTGTGTCTCTACGACATTTATCTGTGCTGTATGTAAGATCCGGAAATCTATCGCTAATATATTTGATTGTTTCTTCAATGATATAATCTTTATTTTCAGCAAGGATAGATGACGATGTTGTATAGTTACCCGCATTGGTTATTGCATCTCCTATATTTAATGGTCTATCACCTCTAAACAAATAGTGATATCCAAACTTACCTTGTGCAAAACCATCTTGGTTTAAGAAAGTTGTACCACCATTATTCAAAGTCAATCCATCAAATTCATTATCTCTGTAAAAGTATAAATTAGCATACGGGCTTTGAGAAATTCTTGGAATACGTGACTCAGTTTCTGTTTTTGGTTTGATAATTACTCGTCTAAACTCGTCACCTCTAAGAGATACGTTATTGCTGATTCTAATAGGATAATCTTCTTCATATATACCTGATTCTACTTGTATAGTAACTTGTTTTCTTTTAACAAAATTACCAAACTCTAACGGTTCTTCTGGTTCAAAATCTGTTGCACTTAGCAAATGTACTTGGAAGACAGTCGGACCAGGTTCCAAACTGCCAGTTTGTGGATCTGTCGCAGCCTCTGCACCTACGTCATTTGTGAAACTAACTATTTGTCCTATTGCTTCAGAACGTTTGCCTCGTATAACCTTACCTGGAAGTGCATCTGTATTGTTAGGATTGGTTTGATCTGTATATGTGCTTGCACCATTTGTAACAACAATTTTATATGTGCTACCATAAACAATGTCACCACCACTATCTAATCCATTTTGAATGATTGTAGTAATCAAATTAAATTTATCTTGAACAGCAGTAACAGCATTACTATCTGCGTCAAGGTCTCTTGCTATTGTACTAGGAATACTATCAGGACCTAATGCTCCGCTTACACTACCTGTAAATTCGTTACCAGTGTTGAAGGTTCCTGTAGTTGATTCTAAAAGCACTGTGGTTCCATTAGTTACTGAACTAACTACAATACCAGTTGCTCCGCTTCCTACTTGTGTCAATGTTTCACCTGCTGACACACTAACATTGCCAGTAGTTGTAATAGTTACAATAGTACCTAAATCAAAGTATTGATTTTCTTCAACTTGATAAACAAGTCCAATAATACCACTGCCTGTATAGCCGTCAAATCCTGATGTATCATAAGGCACTGTTAAACTGCTATCATTATAAAGTTCAAATGTAGATGGACTTGTTACTCTTACATATTTTTTTGTGTTATCTGTGATTTGCACCATACCTTGAACATTTCTAAATACTACAAGATCGCCGTTACTCAGTCCGTGATTTGTTGTAGTTGTAACAGTTGGAATTTCTTCTACTGTAATAGATTGTACATTACGTTGTTCTAGTAAGTCATTAGTTAATACAGCAGTAGCAATGTCTCTTGCTTTTACAATTCCTGCAACTGTTTCATCCAATTGTGTGGTAATAGCAATCCTTGCACTCACACCTGAATAGTATCTTTGTGCTGCTTGTATAGTAAGATAGTTTGCTGTAAGCCCTCTGTTAATATCTAATGCAATAGCATCAATAATTAAACCTACGTCTCTTTCACATGTAGCTTCTGCATATGAAAAGTCGGGAAATTGTCTATTAATAAATGAAACTACTTCTTTTTGAATATATAATCTGTTATTGTCTAATAATTTTCTTGCTTGTTCAAATACAGGAGTTTCAACGTCTGCATTAATGACAACACTGTCTTTTGTAAACCCTGTGTGTGTAAGAGTTTGCATATAGTTGCCGGGTTCTGAAGGAGCAGATTTAATTAATTCTTCAGCACGTTGGGCAGCAGCATTAATTGTTTTGAATGCATATGTATAAGATGTCCCTTCTTTTCCAGGAGGTACACCATTCATGTTGTCGTCGCCACCCGAGCTTACAAATAATACTTCTGGTGAACTATAGGCAGTGTTATCAACATAATATTTTGTTGCTGCTTGTAGATCTTCTACACCATTAGGTGCACCTTGTCCTGCAAGTTCACCTGGATGATCTGACAAATACAATTGACCTTCCATTGTATCGCCTTGTCGTCTTACAACAGCATCTCTTGGCATTGCAGTATCTCCCAAGAAATTTCCTGCAAGATCATTATCTAGTGCTGCATCAACTAAAGTGTGGGTGTCGTCTGCAGCAATGGTGCCGCTTGGAACAACCTTAAATGTTTCTGCATCAGATAGATTATCAGTGAAAGAATATTGTTTGTTAGCTTCTGTATATAGATACAATCTAGTTGGACTTACAACTCTTAGGTAGTATGTTGTTCCACTTGTTAAATTAGTAGGATCAGAGTCTTCTGAATTAAATTTTACAGCAGTGCCGTTTGATCCGCTTTCTAATCCGTGTCCGCCTACTTGCAGAGCTTGATCAACTGCATAATGGGTTAGGATTTCCACAGCACCATCAACATATTGATTTATCTCAAATGTATAGTGTAATTTACCTGTAGGCTCATCTGCTACACGCAAAGGCAATCCAGATGTAATATATCTTTGATCAGCATAACCTTTGGTTATAACTAAATCATCTACGGTGATATTATTTAAACTGTCATGTGCAGAATTCATTGCTTCTGCGGCCGCAGTGCTTATACCAACATTAGCAATACCAAAACCAGCTGCATTTAAAGGTCCGCCAAGTGTTGGAGTAAAATCATCACCTACTTGAGTGAATGCACTACTGATAATAAGTTTTCCTGGTACATCATAACTGAATGTAATTGTATCTTGGGCACTTGCATCTAAAGCACTATTACTAGCCAATGTAGAAAGTGTTACAAAAGTTCCTGCATCATTTACAAGCGGTATTGTGTTAGGTGCAAGTTCGTCCGGAGTGTCGCTAAGTGTGCTAAAAGTAATTTGGCCACCTACGCCAAATACCGCATACAGTTCTGTAAAGTTTTCGTTTACTTTGCGGAAGGATTCGCGAATACTATCGCCGGTTCCATCATTACCCTCAACACCAATATTTACGTCTTGTTTTGCCATTTATTGCTCCAATTATGCAGGTTCTGCTAACTTATCAAAGTCGAAATTTACGCTTACTCCACAGCCACATGAGCTTTTAGCATTAGGATTATGTATTTCAAAATTACTACCAAACACTTGGCTTACGTAATCAATTTCTGTTCCTACTAAAAACATAATGCTAGGGGCTCCTATAACTAAACGTCCTTTACCAGTTTCAATTACTTCGTCATTTTCTTGAATATCTGCTTGTTCAGCAAAATTCCAAGTATACTCAAATCCAGCACAACCACCACCCTTCATATTTAAACTAACAGCATATGCTGATTTTTCTTCACAAAGTGTGTTTATTTTATTTTTTGCTGATTCTGTAAGTGTACAAACTGGCATATATGACTCCTATTAATGTTATTTATCGTATGTTTTTATAATCTTAATGTAAATATATGTATGTTTATAAAAGAATTTACAGTGTCAAAAAGGCATGAACGTTATAGTAAACTAGGCAAAGCACATGAATATTGGCGTACAAGTACTATGATTGTATTAAGGTGTGATAGTTGTGATGTTGAATTTACAAGAAATAGGGGTAAAATGGACCCTAACAGGATTAACAACAATTATTTTCATGTTTGTAGTAATTGTGATAGCAAGAGATTTGCACAAAAAATGGGCATAACCCGTAAACAAATATGGGATATGCCCGCTAGTAGTGATTTAGATATTAGTAAACTTTAATCTTCTTTTTTATAAATTGTCCAAGCACCGTAAACAATAGCGATACCTGCCGCAATCTTTGCTAATGGTGCTAAGAATAATACCATTAGTCCAAGAGCAACTAATAGTGCTCCATCCCAAGATGTTCTTTCTTTGATTCTTGAGTCTATCCATTTTTTAATCATTGTCGTCTCCCCTTAAAACAATTATTCCACAAGCAAGTCTATCACCTGCGTTTCCTGTTTTTAAACTTTCTTCGTCACCGCCTTTACCTAGATCGTCAACATCGCTGTGTACAACAATACTTCTACCTACAATGCTTCGTTCTCCTATTAGATCTATACGTTCAGCAACAATTTTAATATTAGCGGTACCGCTATTGTCAGCAGTAATATTACCAAGATCGCCCACATGTCCTTGTTCCAAATCTCCATGATCAACTCCGTCTGGATTATAATGAGCGCCGGCACTTTCACAACCTTTGCTTAAATCACCAAATTCATGTATATGAAATCCGTGCTGTCCTGGTTCTAAACCTTTAATTGTACCTTTAATAACAGTAGGTCCGCCTGATACTTTTTGCATCATTACAATATTACCTTTTACAGTGTCCGAATGTTCTAGCACACATTGAGCGATAGCATGCTCATTATCTGCTTCTGCGATTGTAGACAAACTTTCGCATTGACAGGTTTTAGCTCTTGTGCGTTGGCATTGTCGAAATTCATTAAATTTCATTAATATTTCCAGCCATCCTTGGTAACTGTAGATTTGGTTTTTCTTATTTTAGTAGGCTCAGGAAATTTTTCTTCTTTCGCAACAGGTACGTATGTAACAGGTCCTGTATCGATCCTGATACCTCTAATTTTATCTAACTTTAAATTCTTTTTTATTCCTTGAGTTTTCATATTTTGCTCCTACGTAGTATTTATATAAATCTATGCTTGCTAGATTCTTTGCCTTAGATTCTACCATTATATCTGCGTAGTCTAAATATTCTAATGCCCAGTCATTTACAGCACGATTCCACATAAAATCGCTGTGTGCTCGCAGTTTTGCTTTCTTGTAGCCTTGTTCAAGTAAAGATCTCATACTAGGACGTTTGCCTTTGGCATGTCTATCAAGCAAATCTTCTCTGCTAACACTGTAATGAATTACAGGACGCACACCACGCCAACTATCTACTATGCGAGCAAATCTATCGTCGGTGGGTCGAATGTATTCTCCTGTACGGACCCAGTGATGGTGTATATCAAGTACGAGTGCGACATGTTCGGCAAGTTCGAGGCTTGCGTCGATACCCCACGACATTTCATCGTTTTCGATGGTAATACAATTTCTCGCTTCTTGAGATAATCTTGGGAGGACTGCTTTGATACCGGATGGACCTTGCCTGCCGGATATATGGACGTTGCATTTAAAGTCCTGGAAGGTACGCCCGTATCCCATCCAGCGGATGACATTGGTGTGATATTCAAATTCTTCTATGCTCCTATTTACTATATCAGGGTTATCACTTGCAAGCACAGTAAACTGGCCAGGATGCATAGACAACCGTACATCCAATTGCCTTGCCACCTCGCCGACCCTTGCAAAATGCTGTTCGCAATATGCGACCACAGAAGGTAGTTTCCAATAATAGCACCAAGTAGGCTCAGTGTATACAGGAAGTACGTCACTGCCAAGCCTAACCATTCGTAATTCATTGGGTAATCCTCCTACGTATTCAATCAAGTTTTCGTATGACTTGATGTTGTGAACCATAATATCCCAAAGTCTTTGTTCTGCTACTTCACGTGTTTGTCTGTTAAGCCAAGCAACAGTAGTGCTTCGTGTGTTTAATGGTCGTTGAATTTCTTCTAGTAATTTTTTCTTTTGTGTTTGGTCTGGGTGCATGTACTTACATGCAAAGCCTATTCGTTTTGGTGTTTGTTTCATAAAATCGCCGGCAGTTGTAAACTTTAAATCCATATTAACTTCTTTATTTCCATTTGTCAAGTATAAATGGATCCTTACATCTATGCGGATTTGGATCCCCGTGAAAAGCAACTATACAGCAATCTGCAGGAGGCTTAACATCTTCTATGGTTGCTAATTCTCTATTGCCTCTAGTTCCACCTGGCTTCCATCTCCGATCTTTTCGAACTTCCCACTTCCAGCTTAAAATCCAAGTATCAGGAAATATTTTAGCCTTGTTTTTTGTTTCTTCATACAAATAATCTTGGTCTCCAAAATGCCTACGCATTATGTTTGTGTTCTCTTTTTGAAATTTCTTCCAAACATAATCAAGTTGTCCTTTTTCAAACCTAACAACACTGCTGTTATATTTTTCCCAATTAGGTCTCATTGCCCTAGTAAAATCTCTAATAACACAATATTGGCCAGGATAAAAATCAAACAATCTATCTATAGGTGCTACTATAACCATATCAAGGTCTAGATACAAAATAGTACCTTCAATAGGCAAGTCTGCCGAAAAAATATAAGGTTTATACCACCAGCCTGATACTGCAAGAGTAGGAGGTAAAGGTAATACGTTTATATTTTGATTTAATCCTATAGGATCTTCGGTTATGCAATAAAAATTAAAATCATAGCTCATGTTAGCTTTGACCATGTTATACATTTTATTGACATAGTCTACACTGTACTTGGTACCGTGTTTTAATACTAGAATATTTTTATCACACGAATTACTGTTACCGCTATAGAGTTTTTGCTTTCTAACAAATTCTTTTTCTAATTTGCGTTTGCGTTTATTCTCTCTAATCTCTGCAATTTCTTGTTTGGTGAATTTTGACTTATCTATCTTAGCCATCTACAAACGACATCTTCTGTACTTGAAAGGGGGTGTAAATTGCACTGTTTGCACCATGCTCTGCACATTCAACTGATTCACACCAGCAACGACCGTTGCTCATTTCTTTAACTAGGGTATCAGCAAAGCGCCATGCATGTTCTGCAAATTTCTCTGCACCTACACCATTAAACTCTCTTACTTCACATAGATCTTTATCCTGTAAATTATAAAAGTCTTGTTTGTGAGGATCGTTAATGTCTACACATGTCTTGTGGTCAAAGTTATCTTCTAGCCAAGCCTTTAAAGGTTTAAGTCCACCAAAGTCTACAGCCCAGTTTTTATTATCTAAATCTGAACAACCAAAAGTAAATTTAAATTGTAAACTATATCCATGTAGTAGATGACAGTGTGAATGATCTGCGTTAGGTTGACGGAAGACTGCAGAAAGTCCAATGTTGTGTCCGTATGTTTTTGTGCTGTAATATGCCATAATTATCTCCTATATAATTGTGGCGGCAGAATTAGTAGGGTTGACGCCAAGTCCTAATATATGTTACTTATTATATTACAAATTATTAAGGTTGTCAAGTGAAACATTTGGATATTGCCATTCTTTTGGTAAGATCCATTCATTGTAATTATACACAATAAAATTTATTTTTTGAAAATATGCAAATATTTTTCCTATTTGATATATCCAATATCTAGGATCTACTGCACTTTTTTCTGCAGAATCGTAATTATTGGTATTTTTGTAAACATTGTTTACTTTTTTAGTTTGACTATATAGATCAAATCCTAGTAATTTTATTGTTTTTTGCTTACTTACATTTACAGCAACAAGAACAGCATAAGGACCACTCCCCCAATTAAATGGATCATCTGCTCTTACCTGTCTATCAAAAGGTAATTCAGGAACACAGTTTATGTTCTTATAGTCCTTACGTTCTTTTAACCAGTCTTCTCTAGTATACAAAAAATTAAAATTATTTTGATAATGATTATTTGCTTCGTCTACCATCCTACGGTCAACACATACTAAATGATCAACAAAAAAATCTCGCACTATAGCATTACAACCGATCTTGGTTGTATTAACTTCACTTAGATTAATATCGCACCTGCTTTCACCGTTTCCGATAACCAGCATTTATTTTACCTTTTTGATGTCTTTGCGTAGTTGATTGATATCTTTTCTTATATTGTCAAATTGACTTATAGATATGTTAATATTTTTATGTATATCTTTTATAGCGTACATCACCCACCACCACCAAGTGATACTAACAGCAAGAAACATAAATGCCACGCCCATAAAAAACATTTGGGTGTATGTGTTAACATCTACAAGATATAAAATTGCAGCCATTAGAATTGATAGCACTGGCAAAACTCTTGCACTCATACTCCAAATGTTAACTTGATTTTCTAATTTTGAATTTGTCCGAAAAGTTTCCATTCTCCCGGAGAACCATTTCTTATACAAATCCATCCAACGTGTCCTGTCGGTACTGGGTTGTCGTTCCATATAATGTCACCTTTATTGTATGACCCGTTGACAGGAATACTATTACCAACTTCAAATTTTTTGTTTTGTATTCTAACAGGTCCAGCAGTAGTAATATCTACATCTGAAGGGAAATTCTTAACTCCGATCCCTAACCCGCCAACAACGCTCATTTTATTATTTACAGTTACAGCACCGTCTGTACCAATTTCTATGCGTGTAGTGTCGTCTGTAACAATTTGTAATGCACTTGTAGTCCAAGTACCAACTTTGAATTTTTTATCTTCTGTATTATTAATAATAAACTCATGATCAATATTTTTTACGGAAACCATAGCATTAGGACTATCAGTTCCAATACCTAATCTTTCACTATCACTGTCCCAAAATACAAAATTATCTATATTAACACGACCTTCTACACTAAGTCCTTGCAGTGTTCCTACTGTTTGAAGATTACTTTGTGTAACACTATTGCCCAAACTGTTTAGTGTTAGGACAGGCAGTCGTTCAATTCTATATACCTTGTCTCGATCAATATCAATATCTTCACTACTCCATAATCTATTAGGAGTATCTCTAAAAACAAATTGTTTTGTGTAGTCTAATCCAGTCCAGATCAAACCTTTTCCACCAAGTGAATTGTTTTCAGCTTTGAATTCTAATGGAGTAGTTCTTTCATTTCGAACATCTGCACTTATTTCATCTACGTGTAATTTTTGTGCATGTATTTCACCTTTTACTCTAAGATGACCATTAATTCTTAAATCATTGTTTATATCCTGTACATTCATTGCTTTTACGGTAATACCGTCATTGTGTACAGTTAATGCAACTTGTTTTGCTTCGTCAACAATGCCAACGGATTTGAAATTTGTAATCATTCCACCGTTGATTTTGTTACCGCTTAGTTGGCGGTCTAAAATTTCGGGTTGAGGAGAAGGCTGACTTTGTAATGCGTCTATTGCTTCTGATAGGGCTGTCAAGCCATTTCGTATGTCATGGATATTGCTCATACTAATATTTATCAGTTTAAGCGTAGAAGTATCGTATCAGGATTGATCCTACCATTAAGTTTTGTGTCTGTGGTCTTAATTTCTTCTAGGAATGTCCTTAATTTTACTTTACCAGCACCTTTAAACTCTTTAAGTTGTTCTTCGGGCTTACGCAGTGTCTTTTGTACACTTTCTTCTTCATTATACTGTGTAATAGTAGTGCCTTTTACACTTAACCCACTGCCTTCTCTGCCAGCACCTAGCGGATCTATTACTTTTGCAACATACTTGCCTAGTTTGCGTGTTTTACAATTAAACACCCAAACCTCACTTGCTCCTATAATATCTGTAGGATTGATGCTGACAATATTAAATTTATCGTCTTGCTTTTTGTATTTTAGTTTAGCAACTAATTTATCTGCGCTTTTAGGCTTAGGTTTACGTGTTTTTCTATTTGCTTTTGATTGTTCAATAATAAAGTCACAAGCATCCATTATAACTTCTAAAGCAGTTATAATTTGTTTTACCTCTGATTTTGTACTGTTACTATAGCCTTCTTTAAGTTGTTCCCATAGATCGGCTTCTTTTTCGTCCATGTTTTTAAGTTGCCCTGCGGTAGGAATATTTAAAACATCTCTATATTCAGCAAGTTCAGATTCATAAAAATCTTTTATTTTCCTAGCATGTGCTTGGGTAACTTTATATTCAGCAAAATGTTTTTTAACATCAAATCCTTTTGGATTAAATTTTACATCGCCTTTGTAGTGGTCTTCTAACCATTCGTCAATCTTTTCTGCTGCCCTCTTAGATTGTTCAGTAATGCGTTCTTGGATACTTGGAACATATACATTCTTCTTTTCTTTCTCTTCTTCCTGTTTTTCTTCTACAACAGTACTGCCTTCTTTGATAGCATCCTCGATACGCTTTTTCAAGAATTGTGTACTAGGAGCAAGTTCACCCATAGTGCCAGGAAGGCTTTCCCAATACTTTGCATGTTTTTCATTGTAAGCAGGCATACCCCGCAGTAGCATTTTTGCTACAATAGCGGCTGTAATACTTAAAGTGTGTGCAGGTGCAGATTTTGCGTTTTTAATATCTTCTTTAGAATAATCCTGTTCTTTCATCCAAATCCAAACACTAGGATATAAATCCTGTGGCTTAAAGTTATCATAGTACCAAGCTCTTGCGGCGTCTTTAGCTCTATGGTATTGCTCGCCTGTCCATTCTTCCCAACCTTCCCAACTAGGTTCAGCTAGTTTGGCTCCGCGTTTAATACGTGCGGTTGCTCTAGGTTGTTTACGTTTGGTCTTTACACCTTTAAGTGCAGTAAATGCCATTTTAATCTCCTACTAAAATATACAGTATATATTAGAAAGTGTAAAAGTCAATAACTTTTTGGATTATGCGTGTTCTCCGCCTGGATCATTATCATCAAAGTAAACCTTGTGTGGATTACCTTTTTTATCATGATAGATAGTGTAACCTCTTTGTCTACCATATGAATGATAACTGCCAAACAGATATGGTTTGCGTTTTGCAGTTTCAAATGTTCCAACAGTAATAGCAATAGCGCCAAGTAGAACAACGTGTCCTACTGCACTAACACCAAACACTGTCCAACTACCTACAATTAAACTAAAAGCAATACACCACATCCATGCAAGTACCTGCATCACCATGTGTCGTGTATTAAAGTCTGGTATATGACGTAATGGATTTTTATCGTGATTCATTACACCATTCCAACTGTTGTAGATAAATTCTCTCATTTTATCCTTCCTTTTCCAAATCCCAACGTACTATGTTAGATTTTCTCCCCTGACTCAAATCCTCGGAACGTTTTGAACCTTGGAAACCTAAGACTATACGTTTCACTATCTTGAGACTTCGTTCTAGCATCTGCTCTAATCTCAACTAGCTGACCAATGAGACTAGCACGTTCAGTCCAGTACTCATCACGTTGAGAGTCAGTGAAACCGCTCCCACAGTTAAGGCGATAATTGTATCCATCGTCTTCTCCTTCTACAATAATGGCACCTAATCTTCCTTCATTACGGCCTGTGCCTTCTTCAACCGCAACAACTTTTAGTGTGATCTCAATAAAGGGTTTCGCCTTCAACCATGCATGTGTTCTTTTACATTCATAAGGAGCATTTATATCTTTGATCATAACCCCTTCGTATCCACCGTCTACAGCCGCTTTATTAAGCTCTACAAAGCGTTCTTGACCTTCGGGAGTACTAAGGTCTACCTCTTCCCATTCAAGTGCTTGTACGTGCTTTAAAATGCTTTCATTCTGCTCTACCCAAGCCTTGACTGCTTGACTTCTAAATGATTGAGTTTTGTCCCAAATACCTTTTTGAAAGTCTGCAAGCGGACACATATCAAACAAGTGTAGTACTGCATCATCAGATTGCTTGCCGTCTTTGCGATGCACTTGTTTCATAAGGTCTTGGAAGTTAGCACTCATTACTTCTCCGTCTAATACAAGATCATAAGGTGCAGGCTTTTGTTTAATAACTTCTTCAATCTCCGAAATGATGTGACCAAAGTTATGAAACTGTTTACCATTACGGCTAAACATTTCTACTTTGTCACCTCGTATAATTGTAATAACTCTTACACCATCTAGTTTAATTTCAATTTGTTTTTTACCCACCATTTTCTTTTCATGGTTTGCACTGTCATGTGCAAGTGGACATGTAAACACAGGCACAGTACCTGGTGCTACTTTATTAACTGTTTTTTCACTTACACCACAACGTAAATCTTTAATAAGAATTCTACGGTACCAACCGTTCCACTGTTCTGCTGTTGCTGAACTCATTACAAGATTAATAGCATCTCGTGCCGCATGTCCTGTAAGTTCTCTTGCAATAAGTTTGTTTGCAAGTTCTTTAAAAATTTTCCATTCGCAACCTTGTGCAGAAATTACTTCATCTTTTGTAGGAACCTGTTTAACTCCAAATGTTACCAGTGGGTCAAGTGCCATTGTAAGACCCTCAAAAAATTCTGGTAATCCTTCTTCGTGTGCTAATTTGAGTATTGCTTCTTTGCCCAAACGTGAATTATCTGCTTCAAGTTTAGAAATAATATCTTGTGGTTGTGTTCTCATGTATGCCTCTCACTATTAATTATATATTATAATATAGCACCGTACAAAATAATTGTCAACCAGAAATGGACATATAGTAGCAGAATGGCATCGGTGGAGGGATTCGAACCCCCTGATTATTTCTAATCCTGGTTTTGGAGACCAGTGTGCCACTCCAACTGCACCGCACCGACTAACTATTTTTTTAATATACTATTTCTTGTTATGAATGTCAACTTCTTTTTAAAAAAAACAGAAGAGAAAGTGTAAGTAATGAACAATGCAAAGTGCATCTAGGATAGCTTTTTATGGCATCTCCCCAAGCAATCTACAAACAACAAAGTGCAGAAAGCCTGCTCATTCCCAACTAACAAAGTGCAAATTTACTAAAGTTGGAACACACCGGCACACATCGGTTTCAATACCTATATGTTATGCAATACCCGTTTTGCAAAAAATGCAAAATGTATTACCGGTTGCCCATCCTCGTCTCACTTCCACTTCTGGGTGATTTACTCCGAAGAGCCTAACCACCAAAACTAGAGAACGTCAGCTCTTTGAAGGAACCTTTCAGTTTCTTCATCTAGCTCAATAGTGGTCTGCACATTGAGCTCAAGCAGACTATCTTGCAAGTCCTGCTTCTGACGTTTGAGTTCAGCAAGCTCACGCTTGAACTCAATGACTTCTTCTTTAGAGAAGATGCCAGTTGAAACTTCGTCACTACGGTAGTAGTCGTCTTTGGCTTTCTTGAGCTTGTCAAGTTTGCCGTTAATCACAGCATCACTTTCGCGAGGCTTTTGATCAGCATAAGTGCTGACAAACTGGATTTGCTTTTCCAGCATTGCAACATCTGCCAACATATCGTTGACCATGTTGTCTGCGTTTGCACGAGCAACCGCCTTGCGGATCTCGTATAATGCACCCACGAGTTTATCGCGAGTCAAACGATGAGTAAAGAACTCGTCGTGAACGGCATCGACCTGCTCGTTCATGTCTTCGAATTCATTTACTCTTACTAGAGTTTTGAATTCCAAACCCTTGATCATCTCAAGGATTGCGTTTTGAATTTTATTTGCCTTGCGTAGTGTTAATTGCATTTGCCTTTACTCCTTATTTTTAAGTCTATATTACAGTATACGTCTTTTGTGCTAAAAGTCAACCTATTTTGGATAGATAAATTTGGTGCCCCAGGAGAGATTCGAACTCTCACGCCTTTCAGCACTGGTTCCTAAGACCAGCGTGTCTACCGTTCCACCACCGGGGCTAAGTAGAAGTTGAGCCTACTGGCTTACATACATATTCAACAGTATCCCAATCTCCGTCTGCTGGAATATCTGTGTAAACTTTTAGTATTTCGTCGCATTCTGCCTTAGTGTCAAACCACTGTATGTCTTGTTCGATACAAGTCGACCCCAAACATACGGTTAACAAAATATGCCAAATGATTTCCATTCAACTTCCTAATTCTGGTGCTGGCACACGGACTCGAACCGCGGACCTACTGATTACAAATCAGTTGCTCTACCAACTGAGCTATGCCAGCTCTGGAGCGGGTAAGGAGAATCGAACTCCTATCCTCAGCTTGGAAGGCTGCGATAATACCATTATACTATACCCGCTTACAATACTTAGAAACATAAGACAGTGCATTAGGATTTTCATACATATCTGCTTCTGTTTCAATTTCATAATCTATTTTGTTATATATATTCTTTATCTTAACAGGAATATATTTAACATTATTTTCATCAAGCACATACATTTGTTTATTATTAAAACCTGCTTTACAATCTTGTGCTAGATGTATTGCTTCATGAAATAGTCCGTTTAAGATATGTTCATAAAGATTGTCTTTACCAAACTTTTCTACTATGTTGTTGGAACAAATTTCTATTTTATTCGCTAACGGCAAGTAAACTGTATTGTAATTAAGTTTAGTACCACAATAGTAGCCATTCCATTCTACAGGAACATATTTTTCTAAAAACTTAATTTCATTTTCATACGCACTAGCATTTGAAACCAACAACATAATAAAAGCAATGGCGGAGAGTGTGGGAGTCGAACCCACTCTACGCTTAAACACGTAGTACGGATTAGCAATCCGCTGCATTACCGTCCTGCCCACTCTCCAAAACATTATCTAGTATACCTCAAAGTTCTTTCTACACCATTTTCCCAAAAGGTAATAGTGCTATGACTATATACTTCTCTAGATTCTTCTTCATATCTAGTTTCAATATTACACTGTCTTTGGGTACCACCTTTTGCGTCACTATTGTTGTGACCAATGATACCTCCAAGCAATGCTCCTACTGCACCACCATTATCAACATTTTTTGTTACATTGTTACCAATAATACCACCAATAATAGCACCAGTCAGTGCATCACCAGTTTTATCACCAGATACTGTAACATCCTTACAAACTTCTACTCTATAAGGCTTTTGTTGAATAACTGTTTTGTAATGATCTTGTGTTTGACCCATTACATCCGCAGCCTGTGCTACTCCTGCAAGTCCAGATAAAAACCCTGCACTTACAGCAATAGCAACGGTGTGAAAGTAAATTTCACTAAACTTCATTTGTCTCTCCTATGCTGATTCGACTTTGGTTACACGATCGTATTTGAATGATCGCCAACCTTTTGCATTGATGTCCCAAACATTCACATTGCCTTTGGGGGGTTCTTTGTCTGTTTTAGGACGGCTCTCCTCTGGAATAGATTCCAGATTCTTTGTGCAGGTCATTACCCGCTCATCTCCATTTAATTTATTGAAGGTCACTATCAAAATACCTTCTCTAAGCGATTTATTAAGTTCGTCTTGTGTTGGTATACCTTTGAGTTCAGCAACCTTTTCAGACACAACAGTCATTTTATAATTCCTCTGCGATACCTAGAATTTCTGCAAATATTAATAATGCACCTGCTACAAACAAATTTCCTGCGATAAGGAAACCACCTGCACCTATACGAATAATACTTTTTACCATGCTTATCCAAAAGTGTTTACTGCTTGGATCTTTAGGTTCACCTACTGGCACCGTTACTCTTTCAGGAATAGGCATTATCTCTTCTCCATAATTTTATCTGCAAGTCCATATGCTACTGATTCTTCCGCACTCATGAAATTATCTCTATCCATGTCTGCTTCAAGTGTTGCATAATCCTTGCCTGTGTGTTCTACATATAATTTTGTAAGTGTTTCTTTCCAGTGTTGTAATTCTTTGTATTGGATTTCAACATCACTGGCTTGTCCTTGTGTGCCACCTAACGGTTGATGGATCATGTGCCTTGCGTGTGGCAGAATAAATCTTTTGCCTTTGGTTCCTGCACTAGCAAGGAAACTGCCCATGCTTGCGGCAATACCCATAACAATCGTGTGTACAGGTGACTTGATAAAGTTCATAGTATCATAGATGCTCATACCTGCTGTTACTGAACCGCCTGGCGAGTTAATATAAAAGTTAATAGGCTTGTCTGGGTTTTGACTTTCAAGAAACAGCATTTGGCTTACAATAAGACTTGCTGAAGTTTGATTTACATCTGTGTCAAGCATTATAATTCTATCTTTTAACAGTCTTGAATAGATATCATATGAACGCTCACCACGCTGTTCTTTTTCAATTACAACTGGTACTAAGTTAGGCATTCATAACCTCCGGCATAGGAATAGATGCTGTACTGTCATTGTAGTCACCATCCTTGTAATAATTTCTTGTAGCAGTTTCTTTAATCATTATACCATCTTTGTAACGGTACGTTGTGATTTCTCTGCGTACAACACCTGTTGTGTCAGCTTCAAATGCGCCTTGAAATGGTCCTTCTGTCATAGTCCTCTTCCTTGTTTAACTACATGTTCGTCTGGTCCTTTTGATGTAAACTCCATGCCCACTGCATTACCTACATACAAACGACCGTTATATTTCATATGGATTTTGTTTGTCGCTAACACAACTGTAAGATGCTGTTGCGGTCTAAATTCCATAACTTCTGCTTCAACCACTTGGTCTTTGTCTGTGCAAGTAATAGAGCATTTGTCTTCATAAAAAGTTTTCATTTTGATCCTTTATTTTTATATAGTATAATATAAAATACACGGTCTGTCAAGTGAAATCAGTCCCAAAGACTTTCGTAATATTTGCCAAAAAGTCGGAACCCATTCGAAATGCGTTTCTGTTCTTTATCTATTTCTTTTTTATCTTCAAGACGCATCCACACATCGTCTTTGTTTGCTTTACAGTCGAAAGCATAGATCATTTCGTCAAGGACCCAATCCCAACGCTTAAAATGATTGTCATCTGTTTGGCCTTGATACATTGCACTAATCTGTTCTTTCGGTGGCCACAGTTCTTCCGGAACATCTTTTTCATCTACATATGGAGCACCGTGTTTAGTTTCCTTTAGTTGTTTGAGCATAGGCAATATGATAGGAGCAAGTGTGTGATCCATGCTCCAGGTGTCCCAAGGGTCTATATGTACCTCTATCTTCTGGTCTTCACCATCATCTGTGTATTTTCCAATACTAACTTTCATAATCTACCTCTTCGAAACTTTCCTTAATGTATGCCATATGATATTGCGAAGGGTAGTGCCTTAACAACCTACCTGCTTCTTCTCTAACTGCTCGTGGCACCCGTGGATACTTCTTGGGATCTCGCAAGTCCATTAGGAATCGTTCTACATTTAATACTGCGTTTGTTCTTTCAATTGGTAGTGTCATCTGCCCACCTTATCCTTAGTGTAATGTCACCTCTTCAGTTGGATCAACCCCAAAGTAATCTATACACAATTTTACAATTACTTCAGGTACCAGATCCTCATCTTGTCCCTCTGGTATAAACATACCTTTGAGAGTACCATCTTTGCCTATTATAATGCCCCAGTCATCATCTTCCAAGGCTTCTTCAAAATTCACTACTTTCGGTGCCGTCATCTGCTTTCACCTTTTTGCTGATTGTTTTGTAGATGCCCGGATTAACTCGCAACACATGTGGCATCATTTCGTGTCTCACATAATTCCTAATA